CGCCAACATTCCGAATGATCTCCTCTCCTTGGGCGAATGGACCAATGGTGCTACTGGGCACCCAGGTGGTCATCATCTTATCCAACGTGGCATGCACGATAGGACAGACGACAGCGTCAAGCTCAGGCTCATATCGCCATCCTCTCTTGAGGAAACTCGTGTCCTTGACATTGAGGAAGGGAACAGACTCCGCAGTCTTGTCAGCCATGGTGTACTCAACACCCAACGAGGCCAACATTTCCGAGATTGCGGTGTGGTTGAACCAAGGGCGGTTGGATCCCATCTCGTTGTCGTCACCATAGGTGATCAGACGAACAAACTCACGGAAAGAAAAAACTTCCTTCTCAGGGTTCAGTTCATGGTAGCAGTATCGCATGTAAAGACAATTGACAATGCAGTTGATGATCACGGTGAGGGGATGTCCTGACGGATTGCTCCCAAGGAACTGCACGAGATCACCATTGAAGTTGCAAAAAGAACACGCGATGTCGTACGCGATGCCCCACATGACCGTGAGGTGGTCCACACTTGCACCACACCGCTTGGCAATGGTGATGAGAGTGAAAAAACCCCACAGGATGAACACGGCACTCATGCGCTTGTCAAACTTGCCATAGTCTCCGGCGATCATCTTGTCCTCACCAAACACGGTGATGAACTTGTAGATGTCATCCCACTCAACACTCTGAGCCACAGCACCTGGCATTGACTCGAAGAGAAACTTGTTGTTCTGGACGACCCTGACGAGCGGTAGATACACCATACGTACCAATATGCTCCAGTCAAAAGGGCCACCATTCATGATTCGCGTCTTCTCAGACTCAATCTTGGCGAACGGTAAAGCTTCATCCTTGGCGTGCGCCGTAAAGAGGGGGGCAGCTAACTCGTGGCGGAGGTAGCGCTCGTACATCTCGTTGGTGCGGGCTTTGACCTCATCATTCACATCGATGGGGTCTTGCCAAGTGTCATCCGCAGGTACACTGAAACACACCTTCTTTTTTGTGCACATCCACGGGAAGCCGGCGCTGGTTCCTCTGTTCATGCTATCAATGTACTTCCTCCCAGGAATACCATTGATTGCGGACATCATGTCCAGAGGTTGTGCGATCTCGCGCTTGTCGCTTTCCGACAGACCTGCAAAGACCTCATCGGCATACTGCATGGCGCACTTGCGCACAACACTCTCC